ATCAGGCGACCCCTGTATAGAAGGGTGAAATCACTTCAGTCATCATCCGGCCTTCTGCCGCTTTTAAAGACGCTTTAAGACAGGTTCTTTCTGAACCTTGAAACATTTATATCGGAAATGGAGTGCGCGGTCTACACTTAGCACTTGCCGCCCTGGACCCCGGATCAAGTCCGGGGTGACGAAGCATTAGCCAAATGCACTCTCACCCTGTGGAGCGCAGCGTCTCGAAGGGTGCGCCCGCTGTAAGCACTAAACTTACAGCCCATCCTTCGAGACGCGGCGGTGCCGCTCCTCAGGATGAGGGAAGTGCGGATGGTGAAAAACCACCGTCATTCCCGCGAAGGCGGGAATCCAGGGCAGCCCGCATAAATCCTGACTGCCGCCCTGGACCCCGGATCAAGTCCGGGGTGACCACAAAAAGTGATTGTATCCATTTTTCAACAGCCAACCCCGATGAGCGGTGGGGCCTGTCCGGGCAAAGTCGCTGCCGGTCCACCGCCCATCGGTGTTGTCTTTCCCCGATCAGACAGCCGGTGCGCTGCCTTCCGGGTAAAGCTGCTTGAAGCCCTCGCTGACGGCATTCAGGACCTGTGGGTCCCGGTCGCGCCAATAGCGAGGATCGCGCATCATCTGGCGGAGTTGTTCTTCCGCATCCGCCTTCCCCTTTGGATCATCGTTGACGAGCAACGGGCCCAGCAATTCGCCGATTTCCGGCCCGAAGGCCTTGGCCAGCAAAATCGCCGCCCGAGGCGTGATGATGGAATCCAGTTCCGCCAGTTCCGCCTGGGTAAGAGATTGAAGGCCATTGGCGATCACCTGGACCGAGTGGTTATTGTTAAACATGATACTGTCATTCCTTTCGAGTGGTTGAGTAAGTGCGACCGCGATTGTCTTCCATGGCTGAAGGTCTCTTCAGATGGACACGCCCCCACCTGCGATCGCAGAAATCAAACGGGGGCGCGAGAGCATCATCCCGGCGATCAGGCACCGTCGGGATAGAGTTGCTTGAAGCCGTTCTGAACCTTGCGGGTCAGGGCCGGGTCGTGATCGCGCCAATAGCGCGGATCATTCATCAGGCGCTTCAACTGTTCCTCGCTCAGCGGCTCCCCACGATCCCCACCCTTGGTCAGGCCCGGCTCGTCCCCGGCGGCCATCATGCGATGCACTGCCATGACCCCATCAAAGCTGGAACACAGAGAGTTGAAAGCATCGCCCGGCAGGTTCTTCTGGCCCCATTTCCGCATCTGGCGACGGATTTCCTTCCATCGCTCCGGACCGCCGAAATGCGCTTCCAATCGGGCGGAGTCACCAGCCCCGCGGGCGGCCTGCACGACCTCCACGATCAGAGGGGCCAGCTTTTCTGCTGCCAGGTCATAGACAAGTTGCACCTGAGCCTCGGTAAAGCCTGCGCGATGCAGCACAGCCTCCATCTCCAGATCCCGTTCCAGATAGTCTTCCAGAATATCGATGCGGTATTGTTCGGGGGTGTCGGGTACGCCCAGGGCTTTCAACATGGCGGCCTGATCCAGTTCCAGCGCGGGGCCATTATCCCCCCCCGGTGCCTGTCCCTGGCCCAGTTTGCGTTCCAATTCCTGATAAGACCGCAGTAGGGTGGTGACATTAACCTCCCCCGTTGCGGGATCCTTGAATTTTTGCGGAATGTTTATATCCGCAGCCGTCCCTTGCGAGGGGGATTGCGCTGGTTTAATCGCTGTTTCAGTTATTTTATTCATGATTTGTTCCCTTTGTTAAGAAAGCCCGCGACCGCGATCGATCAGGGACTGGATGTGAAGGACAAGGCAGCGTTGCCCGTCCATGTGACGCAGGGCAGCATCCGTGCTGTTTGGTCCAAGCGCCCGGTCCAAAGTCAACCCCCGCAAATGCGACAGGACCAGTTCCCCCTCCGCCCCGGCGAAACATCGGGCGAAAGCGCGCTCTATCCTGACCTTCAAGTCCGGGTCGCCGGTGCTCCCGATGGGGGTCAGGGCTCCCCAGCCCGTCTGTTTTTGATCAGACATTGCCACCCCCCGATTTTGCCGGCCCCGCCATTGCCGGTATCGGTCCGGGGATTGCGGCGTTTGGATCAACGGCGGCTTGAGCCGCCCCCGCCAGGCCACTTAAAGCGGCTGTTGGATCGCTTCCACCAGCGGCCCCCGCCAGTGGCCCCAGCATCTTGCCCAGCCCAGCCAAAGGATCTGCCCCTGCATTCGCCTCCTTATCTTGCGCTATGGTCATTTCTTCCGGTGTGCGCAGCAACGTGTCAGGAATACGGAAGGATTTGGCCAGCCATCGCGCGGCTTCCTGTGGTTTGACGATCTGGGCGGCTTCCGGGCCAAACAGACCGATCATCTCAAACCATTGCATGGCTGATTGCGCTTCTGCCCGACGACGGTGCAGGGCGATGGGGGACACGATCTGCAAGTCAACCTCGTGACCATCCAGCACGATATCTGGAATTTCGCCCCGTCGACGCAAAATGGAGACAGCGCGCCGAACAAGAGGGAACATCAATTCTGCCTGTAACCGACCATAGGTTGCCCCCAATTGACGCGCCATTTCTGCGGATCGTTCCAACACTTCCGTCGCGGTCATTTTGGGTGCGTTCACCTGGCCCAGCTTATCAGCCAGCAGGCTGGCGCGAATGCGTCCGCGCATATCGTCCAGCATCAATGTCGATACATCGAAATTACCCGGCGCAGAGAGTGGGGTCAGACCACTGGATCCAACCGCTTTTGGTATGATCGTCCCTGGCAATAATTTTACCGTTGCAGGGTTCAACACGCCGTCATCATCGGCCTGCCAGATGCCCGTCACGGCGATGGTGGCATTCTTCAGTACCAGTTCAACGACCTTATTGGCGGTTTTTATATCCGGCAGGGCTTTCATTACGGGAGAGCGCCCATAGATCTCACCAGGCGCTTTCATCCAGCGAAAATTGATAAACGGTGATGCCGGGAAACTCCCTTGAGCCAGTTCAGTGGCCCGATCCGCCGTGTGGGATCCTTCTGTCAAAAGTGCACGATACGTATAGCCGTGATCCGGATCGGGAATAACCGCCTCCAGCACGGCATATTTCTTATCCCCCTGATCTGTTTCGCCAACTGCCTGATCGGTGATCACATCTGCTTTGGGAAACCGCGCCTTCAGTGCTTCTTCCGTAAACTCGCTGCGCCGGAAACTGATATCCAGCAGCCCGGTTGGCCCTTCCTCCAACACCGCCTCCCCCAAGGGAACAGCCGTGAAACGAAAGGCTGTCGACTCTCCCAGCGCGGCCTCTTCAAACAGCAGGCAAGCTGTGCCCACCGTCACGAGGTCCAGATAGCATTGGTGAATTTCAACGGCGAAGTTGGACCGGTCGAAATGACGCTGCAACGTTGCCGACGCTTCTTCCAATGGACCCGCAATCCGCATGGCGTCCTGCGCAGGAACGTCAGGACCGGGTACCAGATCAAACCAGCGGCTCCAGGGCGGCGTCAATTCCGCCATTAGACTGGCTGCTAACTGATCCACCGCATCCGGGGCCGTGCCATCAAACAACTTGTCCGTCTTTTTCTGGCCCGGAACAGTCTCCGACAGAGCCCCATCCCGCTGAGGCATGGCATAGTCGTAACATTCGCGCCAGTGACCTTCCCAGGCCGAGCGGCGGGCTTTCGCCCGTTCGAACCGGCCCAGGATGGAGTCAGCCGGCATCGTTTCAAGCGATGTGACTGTCATATCTATTCCCCAAGGTAAGTTTTGCCGGGCTTGGTCGCACCCGATGTTGAAGCAGGCGTCAGAACGCCCCGAAATCCAGTTTCAACGGTGCCGCTGCGGCCACGACGACGGCGCTCCAGTTCCTCCACCCGACGATCCCGTTCTTCCAGGGTCGGGTCCTTTTCCGGTAACGGTTCAGCAGGAACAACCGGTGGCGGTGTTGGTGCACTTGATGAAAAACCCAT